ACCATAGACTTGACTACCATCTTCCTGACGTAGTGCTATCAAACTAATTCCCTGCCGAATTCCACCATACATATTTAAAACTGGTGTCCATAATACATTGCTGGGCTCAACAGGATCAGGCGGTGTCAACTGATTATTGGTCGAATCAACCACCGCAGACTGTGTCAGTACTTGTAATTTATTGCCAATTAGCACTACTTGATAACCAAAAGGCGTAATGTACTGACGTGTGCCCAGTAGTAGATCACTGTCGGCGATAGCGTTGACTAAATCACCTGATCCGTCATATATTGAAGCAATAATAGTTTCCACCACGCCCAGCTTCTTGACCTTGGCGGGTAAGGATAACCATACTGGCAGTACAAATTTAATAGTGCTGATCTCAATAGGATCTTCTGTTCCTACGGGAATTTGTTTACTACTCCACCCAGCCGATACTAATTCCACAATACTTAAACTAGTCCAGTCCAAATAATTATCTGTACTTTGTATTTCCAAACTGGGGTTAAACAAGGGTAAAATCTGTTCTAAAATCTGCATCTTCTGATTGGTATTTGATGTCCAAATATCAAGATTGATGGATAGTTTGTATGGTGCAGGCATATACCGTTCGACTGTAAATGCATTGCCCTGTGTTGTTTCATACAAGCCGGTGGTGGGATCATATTCGCGTTGACGAATAGATTTGTTGTCCACATACGTGGGATTCTGCATACGAGGACGATCAAAGTCCAAGCCTGTAATCCAAAATGTCATCAAGGGAGTAGCTGGCATATTACTAGCACTATTCTCTTGTAAAATAGTCTGAGCTTGCCGTGTACTGTCGCCGTATCTAATCGGCACACGGTATAATGTGTCACCTGTATTGGCTGCACCAGCTTCGTTGCGCCCGAATTCCACTTGGAATCCTGAAAACATACGGGCGAATTGTGTTAGGTAGCGGCGTATTTGTCCGTCGTAGAAATAACTTTGAATTTTAATTCTCCTTATCGACCTGGAGGTCTTGGGTTAGGTGGTAAGTTTCCACCTTGGTCACCATTATCAGCTTGTGGTTTAAGTAATTCGGATAACGACTGACGGGAAGGAATATTACCTTGATCTTTAGTGGGTACAGTATATGTATTATTGACAAACGAACTGCGTTGTGTAAGATTTTCCGGACCCCAATCTAATGGTGTACGCACATCATCACTGATGGCAATCCACGCTGTGCCGTTGAAACGGAACAGTCGATTAGGAAAATAATCCATTCTCAAGCAATAATCACCGGCTGCGGGCACTAACGGGAAGCTGACTCCGGGAGTAACTGGCAGTCCGTTGGGCGCCTTGTTATCACCAGTCAAGTATCCCATGGTCCATCCAAAACTACGTGGCGTTGTACCTTCACCTGATTCCGTTCCATCTACAGTGGGCCCAGTTTGATCAGCACTTAGCCCTTCACTGCTGGGTTCTCCGCTGGGGGTAGTGGGTAATATATAAAACGCAGTATTGTCGTAACCTGACTGAGGCACATCTATATTAGCCTGTACTACCAGCGCATCATTGATCTGTAGGTCTTTGTTGCGTGTTGAATTGACGTCACCTAGGGTAGTTGGTTTCTCAATCAACGCCCAGTATTTAGGATCGGTAATGTCAGTACCGGGAGGAACATTGAGTGTGGCTTCATAATATTTTCCCCCGTTGTTCACTACCATACCCTGGGGGTAAAAGTTTCCGTTATCCCAGATATTGTCCGGCATCAGTGTTTGATCCATGATCTGCTTGTATTCTTGTGCGTTCACCATGGGAGTGGCCTTGACTCGCCAAGTGTGTGGCAACCACGTTTGACTCATGCCTTCAGTAGCGTAATCAGCACCTTGTATAACATAATATTTGGGCAATGCTCTAGTAATATTACTGTTTAAGGGATAGTAATCTTTCAAATTTGGTAATTCCAGCACGTCACCAGTCATCAATTTACGCCCATACGAATCAATCATATCGTTGTAGTGAAACGTAATATATAGCGTGTCGTTCTGCAGGAACAATCCAAATTGAGTCAAATCAAAATTGATATCCTGGTGTGTATAGACGCCCCGCATGATGTAAATGTTGGGGTCGTACGCTCTGTCTCGGTTTTCCAGCAGCAATAAGTCCTCAATAAACAAAGGATTTTCAGAAGTGTACACGGGCAAAGTGGCATCGGCGTTGCCGGGATTGTCGGTTGTGTCCACAATCGGCCCCATGTATTTGTGTACAAATACGTCGACGCCACCAACAGTATACTTTTCGGATATGGTTCTATCCAAAAATTGATAGTCGTAGGTTCGATTTGGGCGGTATAGGCTGAGTCTAGGCATAGTCGAGTATTTAGCTAAAATACCATTTGACATTTAATACCCAAATATGTATAATTACTATATGGATGAAATAAACACTTTCAATTACGGACAACATGATTTGATGGAACGATTATCAACAGCGGAAAATCAGCTGGTTAGGGTAAAAACAAAGTGGCTCTGCGGGATCTGAAGAAAATGATCGTAAATATTGATTCAGTTATGCGGGAAATAAGTAGGGAGTCGGTAGAATGTAGACGCCTCAAAAAGGAAACCAACCGATATCGAGATTTATTAGTATCAACTGACATTCTGTTGAGTAGTTTGGAACAACACATTACTCTTGCATTACTATTACGTTGACATTTTTTAACTTTAAAGGTACAATACATCATGGCAAAGACACTACCCACACTTAAACGTATTATCAATAGAGGCGAGGACGCCAAATTTACCGGTCCCGAGCCAGAATGGGTTACGCAACCCAAGGATGAAGATCGAGTAGGTGCCCTAAGTAAAGCACTTAATTGGTATAATTATTCCTGCACCCGTAAGGATGCTAGGGAAATGATTATCCATTACCTGGAATGGCACAAGAAAACTCGGGAAGTGAAACTGTTACGCGGCATCTCCGACGCCCACGTATTAACCACTACCGGCTGGATCTGCAGAATGTCGCTTATGGGATTGGTTCTCAACGAACATGAACAATCTATCTTGGATGAGCATCTTACTAAACTATTGGCTGCTAAACAACAAGAAGTTGCTGCATCAAGTCAGGATGTTGCTGCCCAGAAAAAGCTGACAATCCAGGATCATCTGCGTGAAAAAGCATCGGAATGTGCAGCAGAACTTGAAGCTATGTACGATGATTTTATTGAATCTGGCGCAAAAATGACAGCCAACGTCAAGCATATGCCCTTAATTCGTGGTATGAATATTGCACCTAACATGATTGGTTTTATCACCGCCCCGTGGAAATTGCGGTTAGCGGAACTGGAAGAAGTTGTGGAAGGCAAGGATTCTCAACTGGTGGAAGGCTATAGCCACCTTAGCAAGGTACAACTGCGAAACTGTGTAAAATTCTGTGAAGCTCTCCTGGCTGACTGCCAATCCTATATTTCTCTGAAGAAAGTAGAACGTAAGCCACGTGCTAAAAAGGCGCAGAGTCCCGAGCGTATTGCAATGAATTTTAAATACCTTAAGGAATTTGCAGAATTAGGACTTAAATCACAATCTCCGGTTAGCCTGGTTGGTGCAACAGAAGCGTTCTTATACGATACTGCTAAACGTAAATTGGTACACGTTACCGCAGATTCACATGCAGGTACTTTCACCATCAAAGGAGCGACCCTACTTGCATTTGATGCTGTTACCACGGTACAAAAGACTCTGCGCAAGCCCAAGGAGCAATTAAAGGCCATTATGAGCGTGGGTAAACCTGCTGCTAGAAAGGCATTTAAGGATATCAAGGCCACAGAAATCAAGTGGAATGGGCGTGGCAATGATAATTTGGTTATCCTAAAGGCTTGGTAACTCGGCTAAATATATGGACATGGAGTCCATATGGCCGAGCAATCAGAAAGCACCCTAGAAACATTAAAGCAGAATCTAATTGAATATGTACGACTGCAACTAGCAGATCAGATTGTTGATATAGAGTTGGATGCCGCTCATTTTGAGTCTGCTTATCGTAATGCTATAGGAACATACCGACAGCGAGCACAAAATGCTTACGAAGAAAGCTACACCTTCATGGAGTTAGTTACCAACGTAAACATTTATGATTTACCCGATGAAGTTATCCAGGTTCGTCAGATTTTTAGACGTACTTTTGGTGATTCAACCGGCCCGTATGCCAGCAATTTTGACCCATTCAGCCAAGCTTCAATGAATGTGTATTTGATGAACTTCAACGTGGCAGGGGGCTTGGCAACGTATGACTTTTACAGTCAGTATGTTGAGCTAGCTGGTCGTATGTTTGGTGCGTATATGAACTATACGTGGAATCCAGTAACGAAAAAGCTGCAATTGATACGTGATCCCAAGGGTGTGGGAGAAAACGTTCTACTATGGACCTACAACCTAAAACCTGAAGTGAACTTATTAAGCGACTACCAAATTCGCCAGTGGATACGAAACTGGATGCATGCCAATTGCAAGATGATTATTGGTGAAGCTCGTGAAAAGTTTGGTACTATAGCCGGCCCCCAGGGCGGTAGCACCCTAAATGGTACTACTATGAAAGCGGAAGCCAAGGAAATGTTTGCCCAATGTCTTAAGGATTTAGTGGACTATGTGGATGGATCACAACCCTTAACTTGGGT